TCGTAGACGTAGCGGATATTCCTTCAGATCGTACATTTAGAGGGGCTTGGTCATGGGCATCGTAATTGACGTAACAAAGGCTAAAGCTATTGGTCACGATATGCGTAGAGCTGCTAGGGCTGAGGAATTCAAGCCTTACGACGAAGCTATTGCCAAGCAGATACCGGGTGCAGTAGACGGTGCAGAAGCGGCTCGTCAGGCTATACGTGACAAGTACGCAGCTATCCAGACAAGTATTAATGCAGCACAGACACCTGACGAGATCAAAGCAGCATTGGGGATTTAAATGTCAACATTAAAGACGAACAATGTACAAGTTGGGCAGTCTGTAACGGCTACAAATAACTTTACTATTTACCAGCCTTCTACTCCTGACGGTACTGTTCGCATTGGTGTTGGCAATAGTGGTGCTACGACAGCAGATGTAGCCTCTATATCCTCAAGCGGTAACTTTTCCTTTAACTCAGGTTATGGCTCTGTAGCTACGGCTTATGCTTGTAGGGCTTGGGTTAATTTTAACGGTACTGGAACTGTTGCAATTAGAGCCAGTGGTAACGTATCGTCAATTACTGACAATGGTACGGGTGACTATACTGTCAACTTTACTACGGCAATGCCAGACGCAAATTACAGTGCGGTAGTAAGTGCTGGACGAACTGATTCTATAAATGGTGTTGGAACCTTAAATCCTTCATCTGCAATACCTACTACAACAGCACTTCGAGTAATAACTATAAGACCAACATTATCCGATTCTTTTGATATGCAATATGTTTGTGTTTCAATCTTCCGCTAATCAGGAATAATCATGCAAAAGATTCTATTTGGTGAGTGGTTGCCAGATCAACCCGGCGTAACAGGTGCAAAACATGCCGCCTGAACTGCAAAAGTATTACGAAGATCGATTTGCCATGATGACCCACCAGGGGTGGCGCGATCTGTTGGAAGATATTGACTTAATGATAACGTCGTTGAATAATGTTGCTACAATTCAGGACGAAAAAGATTTACAATTTAAAAAAGGTGAGTTATCTATTCTAAATTGGCTGAAAACCTTAAAACAGGTCAGCGAAGAGGCATACGAGGCACTGAATGAGAAAGATGTTTGAATTTCTTTGCGAAAGCGGGGAGCGCATCGAACGGTTTACCGAGTATGAGGATAAACTCGTTAGTTGTAATTGCGGCAAGATGGCCAGCCGTACTATATCTGCACCAGCATTTAAGCTTGAAGGCTGGTCAGGCGCGTTCCCAACAGCTCACGCAAAGTTTGATAAAAAGCACCGAGACAAGCTAAAATCGGAGCAAAAGGCGAACAGATAAGCAGAAATGCGCTGTTCATGTTTAATCCTGAGAACCAAAAGATGGCAGGAAAAGGAAATTTGACATGTTGATTGACAATGAACCAGAGATGCCTAGTGAGTTAGAGGCGGAAGAAGCAAAACTACCGGATTACGCAGCGCCAGAGATACCCGAATTGCCCGACCGCTATCGCGGTAAGTCGATCGGAGATGTCGTCAAGATGCACCAAGAGGCTGAGAAAGTCATTGGTCGCCAGGCGCAAGAAGTCGGGGAAGTGCGGAAACTAGCCGATGAGCTGATCAAGCAAAATCTCTCGTCGAAATCTCAACCTGTTGAACAGGTAGAGCCTGAAGTAGACTTTTTTGAGAACCCTCAGAGGGCGATTCAAAAAACCGTTGAGACACACCCGGACGTTATCGCTGCCCGCCAAGCGGGGGTCGAGTTCAGACGGATGCAAACTCAGCAGCGCCTAGCGCAAGAGCACCCTGATTTCATGGAAATCAGTGCCGACAAGGACTTTGAGACGTGGATTAAATCGTCTCAGGTACGACTTGAGCTCTATACGCGGGCAGATGCGAAGTTTGACTTTGATGCGGCCAATGAATTGCTAAGCACCTACAAGCAGCTGCGTGGCATTAAGCAAAAGCAGGTTGAGCAATCCGGTAAGGAGGCTCGCCAGCAGTCGCTAAAAGCAGCGCAAGTGGACACAGGTGGCACCGGGGAGAGTTCGAAACGTGTCTATCGCAGGGCTGACCTTATTCGGCTGAAAATGACCGATCCAGCTCGATATGACGCGCTGTCCGACGAAATTATGGCGGCGTACCAAGAGGGCCGGGTCAAATAAATTTACTTTTGACTTTTAGGAGCTAGACATGGCTAATACCGCATTTTCCCCAGCAAACAGTGTAACAGTAACAACTGCTGACAAATTCATTCCAGAAATTTGGTCAGATGAAATCGTTGCGGCCTACAAAAAGAACCTCGTTCTGGCCAACATCGTAATGAAGATGAACTTCAAGGGCAAGAAAGGTGACACCGTTCACGTTCCTGCACCAACCCGTGGCTCCGCATCGCGTAAAGTGGCTACTGATGCCGTCACGCTGATCGCTGCAACTGAGTCTGAAGTTCAGGTGTTGATCAACCAGCACTACGAGTACAGCCGTCTGATCGAAGACATCGTCGAAGCCCAGGCTCTGAACTCGCTGCGTCAGTTCTACACCAGCGACGCTGGCTACGCTTTGGCTCGTCAGGTTGATACCGACCTGATCCGCCTTGGCCGTGCTTTCAACGGCGCAACCGTTGGTACCGACGACTACGCAACCAGCAACGCCACCACCAAGGCTTTCATTGGTTCGGACGGCACGACTGCGTACAACAGCACCAGCTCCAACGCTGCTGCGCTGACTGACGTTGCTATCCGTCGTACCATCCAGCGTCTGGATGACAACGACACCCCAATGGACGGTCGTTTCTTCATCATCCCACCATCAAGCCGTAACACGCTGATGGGTCTGGCTCGTTACACCGAACAGGCATTTGTCGGCGACGGCAATGCTATTCGTAACGGCGAGATCGGCAACCTGTACGGTATCCCTGTGTTCGTGACTTCCAACGCTGACACTGGCGCTGGTAATTCGGCTACTGACCGTATCTGCTTGATGGGTCACAAAGAGTCGATGGTGTTGGTTGAGCAGATGGGCGTTCGTTCGCAAACTCAGTACAAGCAGGAATACCTGGGCACACTGTTCACCTCCGACATGCTCTACGGTGTCAAGGCGATGCGTGCTGCTGCTACTGTTGGTGCAGCGCTTTCTTCGTCGGCCTTTGCACTGGCTGTTCCAGCCTAATTAAACTCCCCGGCTTCGGCCGGGGGTTTTCAACCTAATTAGGAGAACTTCATGGCAAATGCAACTTCCGTTGTGGTTCGGGCTGGCAATGACCAGTTCCGTGGCCTCTACACTAATACTTTTCTGGTTCGCGCAACGCTAGACGCCGATACTTTGGCTGATGGCGCAGGCGACACCGACACCGTAGCCGTCCCCGGCGTAGCCTTGGGCGATATGGTGCTGTCGGCTTCGTTGGCGGTTGATGTGGCGGGTCTGATTGTGACCGCCTACGTCAGCGCTGCTAACGTGGTCAGTATCCGTTTCCAAAACGAAACCGGCGCTGAAGTCAATTTGGCTTCCGCTACACTTCGTTTGGTCGTAGTACGTTCATTGGCGTAAAAATTGGGGGCGAAAGCCCCCAATTTGCCGTTCGGAGGTTTTGTGGCGACTTTCAAATGCTTGACCAGTGGCCAGACGGTCACGTTTATCTATCAGCACGACATCGACAGCATGAAAGGCCATCAAGGCTACGTGCGTATTGATGTGGCAGAAGGCCAGCAGGAAGAAACGCCGGTGGTAATTAACCTAACACCCCCGACCAAACGGCAGGGGCGGCCAAGGAAGCTAGAAAATGTCAGAAATTGACCCAAGAGAATTTGGCAAGCTAGAGGCACAAGTTGAGGCGTTACAGACTGAGGTGCATGGTTTGCGCGAAGATGTTAAGTCGCTTTTGGCATTGGCCAACAAGTCTAAAGGTGGCTTTTGGGTAGGGATGTCTATAGCCTCTGCTTGCGGTGGGGTGCTTACGTTTGTTGCGGACAGGGTGTTTTTTAAATGAAAACTGCAGAGGAATAACATGTCAACTTTTCAACTTGATCCTAACAACGTTGCTTGGGGCGTTGCTTCAATAGGCACAACCCAAAATGCAACAGTAACGACCACCAGCGTTCAAATGACAGCTTTTGGGGCTAGCACAACAATGATCCGCATTGCCTGTTCGCAGGGGCATGCTCATTTTGCAATTGGCGCAAACCCTACCGCCTCTTTAACTACATCACCCATAATACCTAATAATTGCGTGGAAATTATTAAGGTTACGCCAGGCCAAAAGATTGCGTTTATAAAAGACGCTGGCATTGCTACTTCTACTGTTTCTGTTACTGAACTCATATAAAGGATTTCACCATGTACGGAAAAACACCCAAAGTAATGGCTAAGCAAACCAAAATGCCAGCTGCCAAGAAGACCACGATGCCTAAAATGCCCGTTCGCGGTCAGCGCACTATGACCAACAAGATGGCAAAAGCTAAAAAATGAAGAAAACCAAAGCCGAAAAGAAAATCAGCAAGGTCATGCGCGAATACAAGGCCGGCGAGCTTCATTCCGGCAAAGGTGGCCCGGTGGTCAAATCCCAGAAACAGGCAGTGGCTATCGCCCTGTCCCAAGCTGGAAAGGCGAAAAAGAAATGAAACAAGGTCTTTACGCAAACATCAACGCCAAACGTAAGCGCATTGAGGCTGGCTCTGGCGAGAAAATGAGAAAACCTGGCTCCAAAGGCGCGCCGACTGCCGCTGCGTTTAAGGAGTCTGCTAAAACGGCTAAACCGAGGAAAAAATGAAGACACCCGCTTGGCAAAGAAAAGCTGGCCAAAATGCAAAAGGCGGCTTGAATGCCAAGGGCCGAGAGTCTTATAATGCAACAACTGGGGGAAACCTCAAAGCGCCGGTAAAATCCGGCGATAATCCACGACGAGCTTCTTTTCTTGCTAGGATGGGCAACATGCCCGGTCCCGAGCGCAAAGACGGCGAGCCTACTAGGCTTTCGTTATCTTTGAATGCTTGGGGCGCATCATCCAAGGCAGATGCAAAGGCAAAAGCTAAAGCTATATCCGCAAGGAATAAGGCGAAAAGCAAATGACCTACCTAGAACTCGTCAACGATGTGCTGGCCCGCCTGCGGGAGACGCAGGTCACGACCGTCAACTTGACTACCTATTCGTCCCTTGTGGGCAAATTTGTCAATGACGCCAAGCGCCAGATTGAGGACGCCTACGACTGGAACGCGCTGGGCCAAGAAATTACTTTCAACACATCCGGAAGCGTTTACGAGTATTCGTTGACTGGCGCCGGGCAAAAATTCCGCGTTACCAGCGACCCGTTAAACATCACCAGCAACGTCATTATGGAGGTGATTACCGTCTCCGACATGCGCCGCAAGCAGAACCTGCAGCCGCAAGTGACCGCTGTTCCAAACCAATATTGCTTTGAAGGTGTCGATAACAACGGCGACGCAAAAGTGCAGCTGTGGGGCCGTCCTGATGGCGTCTACACCATCAAGTTTTTCGTGTCCGTACCGCAAGCCGTGTTGACTTCGGATTCAACGTCAGTGTTGGTGCCCGATGTGCTGGTAGCGCAGAACGCCTACGCCCGCGCCTTGGTTGAGCGCGGCGAAGATGGCGGCCTGAACTCGTCAGAAGCCTACGCGCTGTATAAATCAATGCTGTCCGACTACATTGCTTTGGAAGCCACACGGTTCCCAGAGATGCAGGAGTTCTACGCCTCATGAGCCAGCCACTGCGCATTGATACGATCTCGGCGCCAGGCTTTTACGGCCTGAACACCCAAGACTCGCCGCTCGATTTGAACGCTGGTTTTGCCCTAGAGGCGACCAACTGCGTTATCGATCAGTACGGCCGTGTCGGTGCCCGCCAAGGTTGGTCTAGACTCAACAGCAGCTCCGGCAATCTGGGCGCGAACGATCCGGGCGTTATCCATGAGCTGGTGGTGGCTGACGGCACCTACACAATTCTGTTTGCCGGCAACAACAAGATTTTTAAGCTCGATGGCAGCAATGCAGTTGTCGAGTTGACCTATGGGGGAGGGGGTACCGCCCCAACCATCACAGCTAACAACTGGCAGTGCGCATCGCTTAACAGCATCACGTATTTCTTCCAGACGGGGCATGACCCGTTGATCTACGATCCGGCGGTTAGCACCACGACCTACCGCCGCGTCAGTGAGAAGACAGGATACGCAGGTACAGTGCCGTCAGGCAATATTGTCATTTCGGCCTACGGTCGTCTGTGGATCGCTAATACTGCGGCTGACAAACAGACGTTGACGTTCTCTGATTTGCTGGCTGGCCACATTTACACGGGTGGCACATCCGGCACGTTGAACGTGAATAACGTATGGCCTGCGGGGCCAGACGAGATTGTCGGCTTGGCTGCACACAACAATTTTTTAATTATCTTCGGTAAGCGCCAGATACTGGTTTACCAGGGCGCGACAGCACCAGCGACTATGTCGCTAAACGACACGGTGGTCGGCATTGGTTGCATCGCGCGCGACTCGATCCAACCTACTGCAACGGACGTCTTCTTTTTGTCTAACAGCGGCGTGCGCTCATTGATGCGTACGATTCAAGAGAAGTCAGCGCCGTTTCGTGACATCAGTAAGAACGTGCGTAATGACTTGATGGGGATTGTGGCCGGTGAGACGCAAGCCAATATTAAGGCAGTGTATTCGGAAGTCAACGCGTTTTACCTGCTGACGTTGCCTAGCAACCAATCAGTCTATGTATTTGATACGCGCGGCTATCTTCCGGATGATTCTGCTAGAGTTACGCAATGGACGTCGATTACGCCGTCTGCATTGCTATCACGTCGTAATGGCGATTTGCTGCTAGGTCAGACTGGTTACATTGGGAAGTACGGCACGTATTTGGATGATGCCGCCGAGTACCGATTCCAGTACTACACCAATCACAGCGACTTGGGCGACCAGAGCGTCACGTCCATATTGAAGCGCATCGGCGTTATCGTCATTGGCGGAACAAACCAGTTTTTGACAATCAAATGGGGCTTCGATTTTAACGAGAACTATTTGTCGCAAAACACGCAGATCCCCACGCAGAGAGTGTCCGAATATGGGATAGCCGAATATGGCGCTAATGGAGTCCCAGTTGCGCAATACTCTAACGGTATTGCATTACAAACGCTATACGCGCAAGGTACGGGTTCTGGCCGTATTGTTCAGACGGGCTACGAAGCTACTATTAACGCTTCGCCGCTGTCGATTCAAAAAATTGAAATTCTGTCGAAAAACGGAAGGGTGACATGAGTAACTATACAAAATCTACGGACTTTGCAGCCAAAGATGCGCTGGCGTCTGGCAACGCCGGTAAGATCGTCAAAGGTACGGAGATCGATACTGAGTTTAATAATATTGCTATAGCCGTTGCGACTAAAGCTGACTCGGCAAGCCCTACGTTTACAGGTACACCTGCGCTGCCAACAGGCACGACAGCGGTTACGCAAAGTTATGGTGATAGCAGTACAAAGTTAGCTACTACTGCATTTGTACAGGCCGCGCTGCAACTTCTATACCCAGTTGGCTCTATATATATTAACGCAACTAGTAGCACCAATCCTGGAACACTATTTGGGTTTGGTACGTGGACGGCATTTGGTGCTGGCCGAGTTATGGTTGGTTTGGACGCAGGCAACGCGTTGTTTGACACCGCCGAAGAAACGGGCGGTTCTGCTGATGCTATTGTTGTAAGCCATACGCACACTGCAACATCTACGGTAACTGATCCCGGTCACCAACACGATCTTAGTAACGGACAGGCATTGTCTGAAGTCGGTGGTGGTAGATCGGCTCAATGCGCGATTGGTGATAACGGCAGAAATGGTTTTACTGTTGCTTCTACCACCACGACTGGCATTACGGTAGCCACGACGAACAGCACTACTGGCTCTTCTGGTACAAATGCAAATTACCAGCCGTACATTACCGTTCGTATGTGGAAGCGCACAGCATGATTACCGACACGTTTCCAGAGCATCAAATCACGCATCATTTCTCTGATGGCATGTACGCCAAAGAGATGCGCGTAGAAGCAGGGCAGGCTATTCTGAAGCACACGCATGACTTTAGCCACTTGTCAATTTTGGCTAAAGGCCGTGTTGCAATATTGATTGGTGAAGAAATACAAGTTATTGAAGCGCCTGCCTGTTTAGATATTAAAGCAGGCTTGGTGCATGGCGTAAAAGCCATCGAAGATTGTGTTTGGTATTGCATTCACGCCACCGACGAGAAAGATCCCGTCAAGGTGGATGAAGTTCTGATAAAGGGGTACTAACATGCCAGCGGTAACAGCAGCACTTATTGGCGGCGGCGCCAGTCTTTTAGGTGGTTTTCTAGGCGGAAAATCACAAGAACGTGCCGCGCGCACATCCGCAAACGCGCAACTAGAGGCTGCGCGCATCGCGGCTGATGCCGCTCGGTTCAGACCCGTTGGCGTAACTACCCGGTTTGGGCAGAGCCAATTTGGGTTTGATGATAGAGGTAATTTGACGAGTGCTGGGTATCAAATTGACCCGCGCTTAGCTGCCTATCAAGACCGCCTACAAGCGTTGTCCGAACAGCGGCTAGGCGAAGCTGAGATGGCTGGTGAAGCCTACGCGCCGCTGCGTCAGGCTGGTCAGCAACTGTTCCAACTGGGCGGCCAGTATTTAGCCGAGACGCCTGAACAGGTTGCCGAGCGTTACATGGCGCGTCAGATGGATCTGTTGGCGCCCAGCCGTGAACGTCAGTACGCGCAACTGCAGAACCAACTATTCCAAACTGGCCGTGGTGGTTTGTCTGTTGGCGGCACCGGCATGCGACCAGGCGGTGGTGCTGGTCTAGGTGCAGCTAACCCTGAAATGGAAGCGTACTACAACGCCTTGGCGCAGCAAGATGCGCAGCTGGCAGCTCAAGCGCAGCAGGAAGGTCAGCGTCAGTTGGCGTTTGGCACGGGTCTGTTTGGCCAAGGCGCTGGTTTGCTGGGCGGCTACGAGTCGGGTGTCACAGGCGCGCTAAATCCGTTCACGACCACACTGGGCGGCGTCTCAACGCTAGAAAGCTTGGGTCAGCAACCGCTGGATATTGGCGCTCAGCTGGGCGGGCGTTCAGCACAGGCAGGCGCAAACGTGGGTCAGTCGTTATTGCAAGGTGGTGTGAGCGCTGCTAAAACAATGCAGGCCGGGCAGTATGACCCGGCAGCGATTGCCTTAATGGGATTGGGTAGCAATCCGGTATTTGGCCAAGCAGCTGCCGGTATGTTTAGCGGTACTGCCCCTACGAACCAAAACACCGCGCCAGCGGCATATTATTTACCTTCATTTGGTCAAAATGTAGCGCCGTCAAGAACCGGCGGATACCTTTACCAGCAGCCTCTTTAAGCTAAATAATGGTTAGGATAAGTTATGGCAATCAGTAATATCTTAGGTCTGTTTACGTCGCCTGAACAATATCAGGCGCAACAGTTAGCGCAGCAGCAGGCTAATGAGCAGCAGCGCGCAATTAACTTTGCTGGGCTTGATCCTAGAGGGCAAGCCACCTACGGCACGTTCTTGGGCGCCCAACAGTTAGGCCGTGGGTTTGCCGGTCTTCTGGGCGTGCAAGACCCACAGCTGCAACGCATTCGTCAGCGTGACCAGCTCATGCAGTCGATCAACCCAGCGGACCCCGCGTCGCTGATGGCAGGCATACGAGCCGCAACAAATGCTGGCGACCAAGAGCTGGCATTGACGTTGACTGACTTCATGAACAGGCAGGGCAGCGAGATGGCGTTGGCTGCACAACGTCAAGCTCAAGCTGATCGCGAGCGTGTTCAATCGCAATCTGGCGGCATTCAAGAAGCTGCTCGCATCAACGAGATTACTGTGGAGTTATCTAAACTAGATCCTAACAATACTGCAGACAAACCTAAATATGACGCTTTAGTAGCCGAGCGAAATCGTCTGGAAAGAACGGCAAAATCCAAGGCTGGCGATAAGTTTAGCCAGCTGCAAGAGTTGTACGCGCAACGCAAAATAGCTCTTGATGCTGGTAATGAACAAGATGTGCAAATATTGGACCGCTTGATTAACTCCCTAGCGCCAGAAAAAGGCGGCGATAAGGGTTTTGAACCTCTCGCTAGAGCCGAAAGAATAGGTGTACTCACTGATGAACTAGCTGCTTTAGAAACTAATAATCAAAAAAATACGCCGCAGTATCGCCGTAAAGCAGCGGAATTGAAATCGCTTCAAGGTGATAAAGCTGGCGCGCCAATTAAAGAACTGGTGCTTGGGGAGGAGATTGTTAAACTTGATGCGTTTATACGCGACGCGAAAAATCCTGCTGCGCCTGACGTAATTGACGCTAAAACTAAAGTAAAACTTTATCGCGATGCGATGAAGAGAGAAAGGCCAAACCTCGACACCCTTGGTTTGGCTAAAGGTGGAAAATATGATGGCCAACCAGTTTTCTTAGATGAAAACACCAGAAAAACTTTTGTGTTTGACACAGATAAGACTGGTAACCAAATAGAAGTGCCGTACACCGGCGGTCTAAAAGGTCTTAAAGGTGGAACAGACATTAAGGTTGACGCGGGTAGTTACCAAACACAAGAGAACGAATTTAGTAAAGGTTTAGGGCGTCTTCAGGCAAAACGATATGATGACGCTTCTAGCTTACGCGATAACTCTATAACAGCGCTTAACTCATTGGATGCGTTAGTTAAATTAAATGATCAAGGTTTGATTAGTGGGGCATTTGCTACAAATCGTGTTGGTTTAACTAATTTCTTAGATTCTTTGGGCTTTACTAGCCAAAAAGATAAGGAAAAATTGGCCAGTTCTGAAAACTATCAGAAAGTGGCGGGCGACGTTGTATTGGCCGCACTGGGTGGTAAATTGGGCGCCGGCTTCTCTAACGAAGACCGTAAATTTATTAACGGGCTAATACCTCAACTAGAAACTAGCTCTTTAGCGCGTAGGAAACTGTTAGATTATTTAGTTGGGAAAAACAAAGAGATCGTTGACGAAACCACGCGGCTTATGGACTTTGCTGAAACCAGACGCACGCTTAATGGCTACGTTCCAAAAATAAAATTGCCGTCTAATGCACCTTCTGCGTTATCCAGTATGAGCAAAGAGGAACTAGAAGCAGCAATTGCCAAGAAGAAAAAGGAAGGTAAATAGTCATGGCCGAGCCAACACTGGAAGAACTACTAGCTGAGCAACGCCGCCGCACTGAAACGCAGGTGCGGGGCGCTGGCGTTATGGAAGAGCCAGGCTCTACCTTTGACGAATTCGTTAAGGCCGGCGAAGCGCTTCTTAAAGGCCCAGCCAAAGGTCTGATAAATATTATCGGCGGCTGGGGTAACTTGTATGACGTGCTGACAAAGTCAGGCGACCCTAGCGCTTTGTCGAGTGCCGGCATAGCGCGCGGTATTAAAAACTTAACTGGCGTTGATATCCTATCAATACCGGGGTATCGCGGCGTGTATGAGTTCGGCGAAGCAGGCGCGCCTGCTGCTGCATTCAGTATGTTAGGTGTGCCCGGTCTATTTAGTCGCAGTCCTGCCGGCCTTGCCGGTGAGTTTAGTGCTGCTGGTACGACGTCGATGGCCGCGCAACAAATTGCGCCTGATAGTCCTTTGGTTCAGATGGGCTTGATGATGTCGCCCTATGCCGGAAAAGCGCTATACAAAGGCACGCAAGGCGCAATTACCAAACCGCGCGGCATGTATCCAACAGAAGCCGAGATCAGCGAGCTGCTGCGCGTAGGCCGCATCACGCCGGGTGAGGCTAGCCTGTTCCGTAACCAGTTGGCTACCGAAGCACGCGTAGCGGCGGCGCCCGAGTCAGGACAAGCGCCGGTGCAATTCCGCATTGGGCAAGCAAAGGACGTCGAGTCGTTCTTAACTAATCTGTTCGATCGCGCTGCTGGCGCGCCTGTAGATATGGCCCGCGCACAGCAAGTTACTGGCAGCATCGTGGATGCGTTTAAGAACTATGGACGCACGTTGTCCGGCAAATTGCGCTCTGACGCCAAGAAAGACTTTAACGCCGCCAAGGCATCTGGCGGGCAGGTAGATACAACGCCGATTGTTGACCGAGTACGCGCGCAGTTGGCTACCATTGCGCCAGAAGAGCCAGGGTTCGCGTCTCTGAAGCAGTCGCTCGACAACATCCTAGCCGAATACGTAGACCCCGGCGCAGCAGCGTCGGTGACGCCGTCCGCTATAGTTGGACCAACCGGCCAGCCTGCGTCAGTAAACATCACACCGGCTAGAGCGCCGTCGAACAAGCCCATCAGCATTGGCCGTTTGCAAGACAATCTCGCTATCTGGGGTGAGGCCGCGTATTCAGGTAAAGCCGACTTTGGTAAAGGCAACATTTTTGAAAATGTGGCACCTGGTAAAGCCAAAGGCATCGCATTGTCGGTGCTGCGCGGCTTCAAGGAATCGTTGGATGAGGCCATCAACAACAACATACCCGGTGCTGACAAGTTAAAAGCAGCACGGGACAATTTTTCTGCCAATATTGACCGCATCGAAGAGTTTTCTAACCGTCCATTGACCAAGGCTTTTGATGTGCAGAACGTCAGTCAGCTGGTGCCCGAAGACGTGCTGAATAAACTTAAACGCATGCCGCCATCGCAGCGCGCCATCCTGATTGATGTCATGCAGAACAGCCCTAACTCGCAAGTTAATGGGGTGTTGGAGACGTTGCGCCGCGCGCAGATGGACGACGTCTTGAGCCGTGGCCGTCAGGGCGCGGCAGGCGCGTCCGCCTTAGATCCTGAATTTAGTCTTGGCCAAGCATTACGCGCATTGCAGCGTAAAGGCGACTTAGCGGATCTATTCCCCAATCCCACTGATTTAGCAGACGCGCAGTTGGCTATTAAATACCTACAGCGTGTGATGACTAAAGAATCTGCAGCTGGGGCGGGCGGCGTATCGGGCGGCGCAGTGTTTGGTACAGCGCGAGGTGGAGGCGCTAACCCTCAACAAGCCTTACTGTTGCGTGAAATAACAAACTTTGCGCGCAGCATTATCGCCAGCCCCGAAGCGTTCTCGAAAGTCATCTTTGACCCGAACAACCGCAAGTTGATCACCGATCTGGCCAAAGGCAAGACGAAGGGCGACCGCGCTATAGACGCGCTGAACCTACTAAAACGCGGCACTCTCCAAGTGGGTACACGCGGAGTCGCAGCGTCTGAAACCACACCTACGGTTGTAGAAGAGCAGATGCTTCCGGAAGTAACAGTGACTGAAAGTCCTGAACTTACTCTTGAGCAGCTCCAAGAAGAAGCTAGGCGGCGTGGCATGAACGTGGAGGAGTAAGATTGACCCGCTCACCCTTCTGGCCGCAGCCAACGCGGCAGTGGCTGCAGTCAAGAAAGGATGCCAGCTCTACAAAGACATCAAGGGCGCGGCAGGCGAGGTTAAGGATGTACTGGATGATTTAAAGACGCAGTTCGGCAAGATACAAAACCCAACAAACGCGCAGAAAGTTCAATACAACGAAGAAGTAGTGCGGGTGCAGGAGATTGCCAAGGCCGACCCGAACAATGTGTTTATTCAGATCGGCAACGATCTGGGCGCTTTGATGGATGCGTATGACGAGATTGGCAAGGCATTCTTGGCGCAAGAGGCAGAAGCTGCAAATGTGTACACAGGCAAGGATTCGATCGGCAAGCGCGCGCTGAACCGCGTCATCATCAGAGCTAGGCTTGACGCGATGCTGGTTGAATTGCGCGAGACAATGGTTTACAGAGCCCCGCCTGAGTTGGGTGACTTGTGGGGCAAGTACGAGAAGATGTGGAAGCAGATCGTCATTGAGCAGGACGAAGCGCACAAACGAGAGACGGCAAAGATTCAAATTGAGGCGGCAAAAAACCGCAGGCTTGTAAGGAAAAGGAAGGAAAACGCGGTATGGATTGGGGTAATCCTTTTGCTCGTAGGGTGGTACGTAGGGATCCTACTCCTGCTTCGGGCGAGTCAGACGTACCGTGGAGCCTTCTCATCGCCGTGGTGGTCTTGTGTTTTGTGCTAGTGATCGCGCTGCCGGTAATGGGTGTGATGTACATGGACATGAACAATGCGCTGTATCGGGCTGCGGAAGAAACCCGCAAGATGAAGGAATTACGGATAAAGGTTCTACGGGAAATGCGGGGTGAAGAATGAACGAGACAAATGATTGGATGACGACGAAGTGGCGTCCGATGATGGCGATTACTTATATGGTGATTTGCCTGTGCGATTTCATACTGTTTCCTATCCTGTGGACGCTAGTGCAGTTCTGGGAGACCCAAGCGTCAAACGACGCATTTCGGCAGTGGGAAGCACTGACACTACAATCAGGCGGGTTCATACACATTACGTTTATGGCAATTTTGGGTATCTCTGCTTGGACGCGTGGGCAGGAGAAGATTGAGTCAATTAAGGCGGGGAAGACTGAAGATGCCTAATCCTTACATAATTCTTGGTGCGCTTGTTTTTGCTATCTGCTCATACTTCTACGGGCATCATACGGGTGTGCAGGTAACCAAGGCGGAGTGGGAAGCAGAGAAAGCCACAGCGGCGATTGAAGCGGGCAAGGCGCTGGACAAAGCTAACAAGGAAGTCCGTGAGCTAGAACACTTATTGGCAAACACACAAAACAAAGTGGAGAAGGTCTATGTTGACAAAGTTAGAACAGTGGAAGTGGAGCGCAAGCAGTTTGTTAATGTTGCTCGTACTGACGGGTTGTTCATCGACGCCGCGTGTCCAGACAATAGTAACCCCGTGCCCAACGCTGCCCCCAGTACCAGCAGCGATAATGGAGGAAAGAAAGCCCGACTTTCAGGAGAGGCTGCGGAAGCTCTTATCACCATCGCAGCCGACGCCGACGAAAT